CGCTGTAAACTTGGCAGCTAGACTTGAGGCTGCTACAAGAAATTATAGAGATGAAAATGGAAAGGTTACACCTTTGATTTATTCTTCCTATACAAAAGAGCAACTGAAAAATATTAAGTCAATTGAGTTAGATAAAATTAAGGTTAAGGGTAAAGATGAGTTAGTAACCATTTATAAACCAGTAACAAACTTAATGGAGGGTTATGACTTTACTTCAAAAAAGAAAGTTAAGACTAATAGCAAAAAGGATAATAAGAAATGATAAAAAAAGAAAAATATATTTACTCAATTTACACTGGCTCAAAATTAAGAAACAAAAGTTACGCAGAAGGAAAAGAACATTTGTGAAACTCTGGAAACTAAAAAGACTAAATACACTACGTAAACACCAGTGGGTAGCATAGTCAATAGACTTTCACATTAAAATAAATAATATTATAGTCAATTTATAAAACTGTACTTTCTATGTACATTGCCCATCGGGACTTACGACTATAATTAAAACGCCTAACGGTAGAATTATATGGCAGACAAAGATACAACAGATATAAAAATTGACATTGAGTCTTTAAGAAAAGATATTGAAAATGTCAATAGTATTCAAGGTAGATTAGATACTGCTATTGATAGATTAACAGATGTTTCATCATCTATTAAATCAATGTTAGCTGTACACGAAGAAAAAATCCAAAGACAAGAAAAGATAGACGAAGTAATATTCGATAAACTTAAAGATAGAGCAGAAGAAATATCTGACGTATATAGAGAATTAAAGAAAGACATTGAATTAACAGAGAAAAGAGTGTTAATAGAAATCAAGTCTTTAAAGAATGATATAGGTGGTAGAGTTGGTACGCTAGAGCGTTATAAATGGGTTATAATGGGTGGTGCGTTGGCTATCGGGTGGATATTATCAAAGAATTTAATGCCATTATTACACATGCTGAATGGCGCTTAGACTTGACATTTTGACGAATATATAGTATATTAGTCTTTGTGTTATGTCAAGCTATATTGATCTAAAATTTATATCTAATTTAAAATCAAGGTTAAGTCAATTCAAACAAAAGAATGACTACTTGTTTAATTTTCGTTGTCCACATTGTGGTGATTCGAAAAAATCAAAACTAAAATCGAGAGCATATTTTTATAGAGTTAAAAATGATATGTTCTTTAAATGCCACAATTGTGGTATGGGTCAAAACTTGGCGAACTTCATCAAGTCAATGGATCCAAAAATGTATTCTGAATATCTTTTAGAAAGATATAAGAAAGGGGCTCCTGCGACACCGAAGCCTTCATTTGATTTCAAACCTGTGTTTGAAGAAACTAATATTATAACTGATTTGAAAACAATAAAAGAATTAGAAGATGAACACCCAGCAAAACAATATGTAAACAACAGAAAGATACCTGTTGAGTTTTTTGATAAGTTATACTTCTGTGACAAGTTTGGTCAGTTGGTGAACAAGGTTAAACCTAATACATATAAGACTAAATCTGATCACCCAAGATTGATAATACCTTTTTATGATGCGACAGGAAAGTTATTTGCTTTTCAAGGTCGGGCATTTGGAAAAGAACAACCAAAGTATCTAACGGTAAAACTTGATGAAAACAAACAAAAAGTTTACGGCCTTGAAAGAGTTAATTTTCAAAGACCTATCTTCATCACAGAAGGCCCACTTGATAGTCTTTTTGTTGATAATTGCCTTGCTGCTGCTGGAGCTGATCTAGTATTAAAAAATAAAATACCAAACGAACAAATAACATATATATTTGATAACGAACCGAGAAATAAAGAGATAGTAAAACGAATGTACAGTGTGGTTGAAAAAGATTGTAATGTTGTAATATGGCCAAGTGAGATTCAATTAAAAGATGTAAACGATATGATAATGTCAGGGTTGACAAAAGCAGAAGTTTCTGATATTATACATAACAACACTTATTCAAAATTATCCGCATTAACAAAATTAAATGAATATAAGAAAGTATAGGAGGAACAATGGCTGAGAATATTAATGTAATTAAAAGAGGTGAACGAGGTAAAGAGCCATTGAACATTGAAAAAATCCACGAGATGGTAGAATATGCTTGTGAGGGTATAACAGGTGTATCATCATCACAAGTTGAGATGTCAAGTGGTTTACAATTTTATGATAACATTACTACAAATGATATTCAACAAATTTTAATTAAGTCAGCTGCTGATCTTATTTCTTTAGATACTCCTAACTATCAATATGTTGCGGCAAGATTACTTTTATATTCATTAAGAAAACAAGTCTTTGGTAGACTATGGGACCATCCACATATTTACGAACACGTTAAGAAAGCAATTGACAAAAAGATTTACGATCCAGAACTATTAGAAAAATATCAAAAGAAAGATTTTGATAGAATGGAGAACTGGTTAAACCACGAAAGAGATTATACATTTACATACGCTGGTTTAAGACAAGTGATTGACAAGTATTTGGTACAAGACAGAAGTAGTGGTGAAATATTTGAAACACCACAGTTTATGTATATGATGATTTCTGCATCTGTCTTTATGAACTATCCAAAAGAAAAGAGAATGACTTATGTTAAAAAATATTATGATGCGATTTCGCAATTCAAAATCAATATTCCTACGCCAGTTATGGCGGGTGTTAGAACTCCTCTCAAACAGTATGCAAGTTGTGTTTTGGTTGATACTGATGATACTTTACCTAGCATTTTTTCTAGTGATATGGCTATCGGACGTTATGTTGCGCAGCGTGCTGGGATTGGTATTAACGCTGGTAGAATACGTGGCATCAATGCAAGGATACGAGGGGGTGAAGTACAACACACAGGCGTTATTCCCTTCCTTAAAAAATTTGAGGCAACAGTTAAGTGCTGCACTCAAAATGGAGTTAGGGGCGGTAGTGCTACTGTTCACTTCCCTATTTGGCACCAAGAAATAGAAGACATCATTGTTCTTAAAAATAATAAAGGTAGTGAAGATAATAGAGTTAGAAAATTAGATTACTCAATCCAATTATCAAAGTTGTTTTATGAAAGATTTATACAAGAACAAGACATAACTTTATTTTCACCACACGAAGTACCTGAACTATATGAAGCATGGGGTACACCAGAGTTTGATGAACTTTATGAAAAGGCAGAAAGAAAATTATCTGTTAAGAAAAAGAAAGTAAATGCACAAGAACTATTTTTTGACATACTAAAAGAAAGAGCAGAAACTGGTCGTATCTATATTATGAATATAGATCATTGTAACACTCACTCATCATTTAAAGATTTAGTTAGAATGTCAAATCTATGCCAAGAGATTACTTTACCAACTGATCCAATACAACACATAGATGGTGAAGGTGAAATTGCTTTATGTATTCTATCTGCGATTAATGTAGGTACAATAGATAAAAGAGATGATTTAGAAGAATTATGCGAGATTGCTGTTAGAGGATTAGATGAAATCATAGATCATCAACAATATCCAGTAAGAGCAGCAGAAATATCTACAAAGGCAAGAAGAAGTTTAGGTATAGGTTATATAGGTCTTGCTCACTATCTTGCGAAAAAAGGTTATTCGTATGAACAAAAGATGGGTTGGAAACAAGTTGATAAACTAACAGAAGCATTTCAATATTATCTATTAAAAGCAAGTAATCAAGTTGCAAAAGAAAAAGGTAAATGTGAATACTTTGATAGAACAAAATATTCTGATGGTATCTTACCAATAGACACTTACAAGAAAGAGGTAGACGAGGTTGTAACCAGAAATCTAACTTATGATTGGGAGTGGTTAAGGAAAGAAATCAAAGAGCATGGATTAAGACATAGCACACTCTCTGCTCAAATGCCATCTGAATCCTCTAGTGTGGTTTCAAATGCTACTAACGGTATTGAACCACCTAGAGATTATTTAAGTGTTAAGAAATCTAAAAAAGGTCCATTGAAACAAGTGGTACCAGAGTATAAGAAACTTAAAAACAATTATACTTTATTATGGGATATGAAATCAAACGAAGGTTATATAAATGTTGTTGCTGTAATGCAAAAGTATTTTGACCAAGCAATATCAGGTAACTGGTCATACAATCCAGAACACTTTGAAGAAAACCAAGTGCCAATTTCACAAATGGCACAAGACTTATTAACAACTTATAGATTGGGTTGGAAGACTTCATATTATCAAAACACATATGATGCTAAAAAAGATATTGACGAACCTGCACATCCAGTAGGTTTCAATGATAATGTACCTGAAGATAAACCAGTAGAGCAAGATGAGGATCCAGAGAACTGTGATTCTTGTACAATTTAAGAAAGTAATAAATAAAACGCAATGAGTAGATCAGTTTTTAATAAAAGTAAAGATGTCAGTTTCTTAAAACAACCAATGTTCTTTGGTGAAGACTTGGCAGTACAAAGATATGATACTATGAAGTATCCTATTTTTGACAAGTTGACACAACAACAATTAGGTTATTTTTGGAGACCAGAAGAAGTATCTTTACAAAAAGATAGAAACGATTACGCAGAGTTAAGACCAGAACAAAAATCAATCTTTACATCTAATCTAAAATATCAAACTATGTTAGATAGTGTACAAGGTCGTGGTCCTTGTTTGGCATTCTTACCATTTTGTTCTTTACCAGAATTAGAAGGTTGTATTGTAACTTGGGACTTTATGGAAACTATCCATAGTAGAAGTTATACATACATTATTAAGAACTTATATTCTGACCCTAGTGATGTGTTTGATACAATTATCAAAGATGAAAAGATAGAAAAAAGAGCACAATCAGTAACACAATGTTATGATGATTTAATTAACATAGGTCATAAGTGGCATTTAGATAAATCAAAAATTGATGAATATGAACTAAAGAAAAAATTATGGAAAGCGTTAGTGACTGTAAACATATTAGAAGGCTTAAGATTTTATGTATCTTTCGCTTGTTCATTTGCGTTTGGTGAGTTAAAACTATTAGAAGGTTCAGCAAAGATTATATCATTTATCGCCAGAGATGAAAGTCAACACTTGGCGGTATCACAAAGAATTATAAACAATTATAGAGATGTTGAAAACGATAAAGTGATGAATAAAGTAATTAAAGATACTGAAGATGATGTATATAAAATGTATGATGAAGCAGTACAAGAAGAAAAAAGATGGGCGACTTATTTGTTCTCTCAAGGTTCTATGATTGGATTATCAGAAAAACTATTACATCAATTTGTAGAATATATGGCAAATAGAAGAATGAAAGCAATTGGATTAAAACCTGTTTATGATCAGAAAACAAACCCATTACCTTGGGTTGACCATTGGTTAAATAGTAGATCAACACAAAATGCACCACAAGAAACAGAAATCGAAAGTTATGTGATCGGTGGTATCAAACAAGATGTTAAGAAAGATCAATTTAAGAAGTTTAAATTATAATGATTGAGAAAAGACAAAAAACTTGTTCTAGTTGCGAAACTAAATATACTGTAGAATGGGACATAGAGGTTCAGGATTTAGAACCATTAACTTGTCCGTTCTGTGGACACGAAGTAGAGGAACTAGAAGATGATGAAGAAGATACAATCTGGATTAACGAATCCGAAGACGATAATTGGAATTGATTATAGTTTAACAAGTCCTGCCATTTGTGTAACTAAAGATTTTATATTTGAAAACAGTCAGTTTTATTATTTAACAAATAAGAAAAAATATATTGGGCCAATGTCAAAAAACATTTTCGGCTTTGAACACCAAGAATATAATACTCCTATACATAGATTTAGTCAAATATCTGATTGGGCATTCGACACAATCAAAGAAACTTTCCATACTCATCAACAAGTTTATATAGAAGGATATTCTTTTGGATCAAAAGGACAAGCAGTATTTCAAATAGCAGAAAATTGTGGTATATTAAAATATAGATTACAACAGTTTGGTGTTGACTATGATACTGTCGTACCAAGTGTCGTTAAGAAAGGCGCAACAGGTAAAGGGAACGCCGATAAGGATTTGATGTATGAATCATTTTCAAAAGAAACAAATACAAATTTAAAAAAAATATTTGATGTAGAGAAAATAGGTAATCCTGTATCAGATATTGTTGATAGTTTTTATATTGCGAAAGTTGGTTATGAAAATTCAAGTAGTCACTAGTTGGAATAATAAGTTATTTAAACAATACGCTCACAGATTTCAATCCACATATAATTGGCCATTTGATTTAATTGTTTATAATGAAGATGATGATATGTTTGATAAGATACCTGATCTCAAAAAATTCATAGAAAGAAATAAACATAGAAAAGTAGAATCATTTAAGAAAGATGGTGTAAGATTTTCATATAAAGTTTATGCATATACACACGCCATTGATAATTGTTCAAAAGATATAGATGGTTTAATTTGTATTGACGCTGATAGTGTATTCTATAAATCAATTGATGTAGATTGGATTAAAAAACATATTCATAAAGACGATTGTATGATGTCATATCTAGGTCGAGGAAGTAATTACAGTGAATGTGGTTTCTTGTATTTTAATATGCAACATAATCAAACGAGAAACTATGCTCGTTATATGAAAAAGATGTATGATTATGATGAGATATATAGTTTAAGTGAATACCACGATAGTTATGTTTGGGATTATGTTAGAAAAGTTTTTGAAGAAGATATGAAAGTAAAGAATAATAATATAGGTGACAATAGACCTGGTCACGTACAAGCAAGATCAATATTAGGTACAGTTTATGACCATACAAAAGGTAAAAGAAAACTAACAGGTAAAAGTCCAGAGGTAAATTTATGATAAAGTATTATTTTTGGGTAACTCTACCCAATAAAGGTCCAATGAAAGTTGCTGAAGAAGGAAGAACATTATCAGAAGCAAAACAAATTGTTGAAAGTAGATACCCTAACGCAAAAGTGATGTTAGCTGGAAAAGAAGTATGATTAGAATTTTTGTAGGATATGATGATAATGAAAAAGTAGCATTTAGTACATTATCACATAGTTTATTAAAACACTCAACACAACCAATATCAATTACACCTATACGATTACAAAACATAAGAGATATATTTGTTAGAGAACGATTAAAAATACAATCAACAGAGTTTGCGTTTAGTAGATTTTTGGTTCCATATCTTTGTAACTATTCAGGTCACGCTATTTTTATGGATTGTGATATGTTAGCGAGAGCGGATATATCTTTACTCTGGCGACAAAGAACAACACAATATGCTGTTCAATGTGTACAACACGACTATACACCAAACACAACAGTTAAGTTTAAAAATCAACCACAAACAGTTTATCCTAAAAAAAATTGGTCTAGTATGATGATATTTAATTGTGGCAAATGTTTAGCGTTAACACCAGATTATGTAAACAACGCTAGTGGGTTAGAACTTCATCAATTCAAATGGTTAGAAAGTGAAGACTTAATTGGTAAGATAGATGAGGAATGGAATTGGTTAGTTGGTGAATACGAATATAATTATAGCGCAAAGTTAGTACACTATACAAAAGGTGGGCCTTATTTTAAATATTACAAAGACTGTGACTATTCGCAAGAATGGTTTGATATGTATGAAGACACTAATAAAATTGATTTAGAATAATGAAAACACTAAACATCTATTTGAGAACCACAAGTGGAAGTAAAGTAGATAAACTATTGGCATTTGGAAAAGGCGCTGAAAAACACGGTGTAAAAGTAAATTACATAGAAGACAATATTTTTAAACCATCAGATTACAGTTACATCTTTGCTTATAAATCAGATGATGTAAATTCTAAAAGTCATATTTTAAGACAAGAAGTTGTAGATAAAAAAACAGATAAACAAATATTCTTTTTAGATAGTAATGTTTTAGGTTATTATGAAAAAGAAAAAGATATACAAAATGTATATCGTAGATACCCTTATAGATCAATTCACTCACACGAAGCTGACTTCTTACCTGTAGATGAAACATCATTTAAAAGAACAGATCAAGTTAAAAATGAACTAGGTTTACAAATTAAAGACTGGCGAAGAACAGGCGATCATATATTATTGTGTTTAAATAGAGGTAGTGGTGGTTTCTCATCTTTTGGTACAGGTTGTTATGAATGGGCAAGAGAAGTTATACAAAGATTAAGATTACATACAGATAGAAAAATTGTAATTAGATCACATAAACATTTTATTAAGACAGAAAACTTAAAAGAAGATCAAAAGAATTTAGATTGGATATTAAACAATATTAATAATGTAGAACATACATCTATTGAAAAAACAAACTTGTTAGATGATTTGAAAAACGCTTGGGCGTGTGTTGTATATACAAGTACCTCTGGCGCTGTTGCTTTGATGGAAGGTGTTCCTGTATTTGTAACTCACCCAGCTTGTTTTTTTAGAATGTATGGTTCTGGTGATTTAGGACAAATAGAAAACCCAAAGATACCAAATAGAGATATGTTTATGACTTATTATGTAAACTCACATTGGAGTTTAAAAGAAATTGAAGATGGACACTATTGGGAAAAGTTTAAACAATATCGTATGGAGGTAGAATGAACATCATAGGTATACAAGGCGCATTTAGTACAGAGGCGATGTTTATATTTCCTAAACACGAAGACTTTAAACTAATAGAATATCCTGAAAGACATAATCATAAAGCAGACGCTTATATACAAACAAATGTATTAGGTGTAATGAAAAAGAAGAATGCAGAGAAGTATCAATTTATATTAGATCAAAACAAACCTAGAATAGTAATAGAACAAGCAACCTTTAGAAAAAATTTAGACATAGAAAAACCAGATGATTATTATTTTAGAGTTGGTTTAAATCATTATACTTTTAGTGATGGTGTATTTAAAAATGAAAACTCACCAGATGATAGATGGAAACAAATACAAAAAGAACAAGACATAGAAATAAAACCTTGGAAGAAAAAAGGTGACTACATATTAATACTTACACAAAATCCTATAGATACAAGTCTAAACGATTTAGTAAAGAAACCAGGCGACTATGAAAACTTTATTATGAATACTATAAATGAAATATCAAAATATACAGATGAAGATATA